GGTGATTATTTTGAGTGGCATTCCAACGCTGCCGATTATCATTATTACGAGGTTACAGTGATAGACATAACTGATACTAAACTCACATTCCTTTCGCCTATTGATCCAAAGTATTTCCTTCCGGATATTACCCAGGTGGATTTTATAAAGATGATCTGTAATATGTTTGGACTGATCCCTGAGGCCATACCGAGAGATAGGACTATAAGATTCTGGAACTACCTTGAGCTTTACGACAATATGCCTATTGCAAGGGATTGGAGTGCTTACCTGTCGGAGCGGGAAGATGAAACAGAATTTAAGTTTGGTGATTACGCTCAGAATAACTACATGAGGTATAAGGATTCTGATGATGTCATTCAGGATGAAGGACGTGGGAATATGCAGATAGCAGACGAGACGTTGGCACTTGAGAAAGATGTATTTACTGTTCCTATATCCACTTGTGAGGAGATTTACCTTGATACAATGATGGCAGGCGTAGCTACTTCACGGATAGGATTCAATACTTATGATGCTGATAAAGATTTATATGTCAATAAAGACTCTATTGATCCCAGGATTGTTTACGTCAAGGCACTTGCAGATTTAACTCCACCTATCAAGACATTAAATCTTCGTGGTACAGTTGCATTCCCTGATCCTGCATCGGTTGATATTGCAAATCCAAAGATAGCTACATCGGCTGAAGTTGCGTTTTCGAGTCTTGTGGCTAATTATGCAGGACTGTCAAGGATGCTGACAAAGACTAATTTAAGGAGGGCGAAGTTCAACCTGCCTGTTTATGAGGTTGCCGGGTTGAAACATTATATACCGATTTACCTGAGTCAGTATAAAGCGTATTTCTATGTTAATAAAATTAACAACTACATTCCGGGCAACCTTTGTATAATTGATCTGATAAAATTATAGTGATGGCAGACGAGACAAAAAAATATATAGTTTATGTTGAGAGCAACTTAAAAAAGTATGCTGATGATGCTGCTAAGGCAAAGGAGGAAGTAGATGCCTTGACAGACAGTACAACTAAAATGAAAAAGGCAGGGTTGGAAAATACTGCTGAATACCAAAAAGAGACAGCCCAACTTCAATTAAAGAAACAGGAGTTAAGGGATTTGCAGAAAGTAGTTCAGGCAGGAATACAACTTACTAATAAAGAACTTAGTTATAGGCAACAATTAACGGCAGCAATAAAAATATCCATTCAGGCCATTAAAGATATGGGTAATGGATATGTGAAAAATGCTCAGGGAATAGATGTAATAAATCCTAAACTTATTCAGGAACGGAAGAATTTAGCAGAACTTAACTTGGAATTAATCAAACATGATAAGAGTTTGAATAGTGGTGCTACAAATGTTGGTCGTTATGGTGAAGCATTGTCAGGAATTGGAACTTCAATAAAAGATGCAGCCATTAGCATGGTTAGTTTTGCTGCTGTTGCCGCGCTTGCTGCTAAAGCTATACAAGGAATAAAGGATGCTTTCTTTTCAACGGATCAAGGGATGAGTGTATTAAAGCAATGGGCAGAAGCTGCAAAGACTTTCTTTTATGGGGTTATCAATACACATGGTAAAGATGATATAAAATTAGCTGTTGCTGCTGCTAAAGAAATTGAAAGGCTAAGAGTACAGGATAGAAAAGATGCAAGGGAAATAGTAAGGATGGAAACTGAAATTAATATACTTCGTTTTCAATCTGTTGATGCAACAAAAACGGCAACCGAACAATTAGTATATCTCAATAAATTACAAGAAAAGGAAAATGAATTAATCAGGTATAAGAAAGATGATTTAATAGAGGAAATCAGAGCAATGGAAATGCTATGGCAGACAAGACGTGAAGATAGTAACTTATTAGATGCTATAAATGCTAAAAGGGTTGAATTGGAAAGGATTGAGGGTGAAAGGAGTTTTAGAATTGAATCAAGAAAATCCGGTCTATTAGTTAAGGCTGATAAGGAAAAAGAGGTATTGGCAGCTAAGGAGGAGGCACGATTAAAAAAGAAATTTGATGATGATCAGAAAGCAATATTAGATGGACAAAAGGCATTACAAAAGGAGGTTGATGATTATAATAAAGCCGCAGAAGAAAAATTTAATACCGAGCTTGAGTTTCAAAGAAAGTTATATGAGTTTAATAGGAAAGCCGGACAGGAGGAATATGATGCTCGTATAGCACAGGAGCAGGCTATGGCTGATGCTGAGATGGAAATCCGTCAACAGTTAGCAGATTCCCGAATAAATTTAGCGTTATCAGTGGAGAATATTCTAAATGTAATGTTCCGGGAAAATAAAAAATTACAGAATGTTGCTCTGATTGCTTCAGGAGCTATGGCGATTGCTGATGTGATTATACAAACTACAAGAGCCAATGCAACTATAAGAACAATGGCTGCTGCCTCAGTTCTTCCGGGGCCGGGCTATTTAGCAAGATTAGCGGTTGCAATGGCCGCTGCGATGGTACCAATAAATCTAAACAGGATAGCGGCAGGTGTTGATATTGCAGCTATTGTAGCGGCAACGGCAATGCAGGCAAAATCTAATTCACAAAGCAATAGTGCTGGAGGAGGCGGTTCTGCGCCAACAGCAATTACCACTTCACCGCCTGCACAGAGAGCAACAGGAACACCAGTAGGTTCATCATTGTTAAGTCCTCAATTAAGTCAGGGACAGGTAAACGCAATACCAAACTTTAATCCTATGACAGCGGCTGACATAGCGGAGATAATAAAGAATATGCCTGCTCCCATAGTAACGGTACAGGATATAAACAAAGTTCAAGCAAATAAAAAGAAGGTTGAGGTTCGGGCAAATATATGACAAGATTCGATTATATAGGTAATAACATCGTATTTATAAAAGAAGGGATTATGCTGGGGGTTATATCTACTTGTGTTTTGAGTCACTTTTGTATATATTCACAGTACCTTAATTACCTTGCACTGGGGATTCCTATTTGTAAGGCTGTTTTTATTGTAGCCGAAAATAACAAACTAAGTGAGATAATGGTCCATAAGATTAAAAAAGAGATGGAGACAGAGTTATGAAGGTGCTGATAATGAATTATAATAGACTGAGACTATCATCTAACCTTGCTGACTGGGTTGCTAAACGTGGATGCGAACCGGTATTTGTTGATAATCATAGTACTTATCAGCCATTGCTTGATTACTATAATCATTGTCCTTATCAGGTTTTAGTAATGGATAAGAATTATAACAACCGGGTAATATGGGAACAAGGTATATTAAAGGCATTAGGTATTACAGCAAGGTATATCGTAACTGATCCTGACCTGGATCTTACTGGAGTACCTGATGATTTTGAGAAGATATTATCTGGCGGGCTGGATAAATACCCACGGTTTAATAAATGCGGATTTTCACTGGAGATTAATGATGTAACAAACAGCGCTATATATTGTGGCGGCAAAACGATAAGAGAATGGGAATCACAATTTTGGTTAAATCCATTAGATGGTCTTTATTTTGAGGCATGGATCGACACGACCTTTGCAATGTATAATTCTGATATATTCACTATGGAAGGAATCCGTACTAACAGACCATATACGGCCAGACACGTGCCGTGGTATTACAAAGAGATACCAGAAGATGAAAAATATTATTTTGAGACAGCAAATGGGAATAGTACTGTAAAAAATGTATTATGATTAGTTATCAGCCTGAGATACGAGAAGCCGTTCCGGTTGTTAATGTAGTATCAGCCTGGGGGCAGTTACCAACTATATTAAAGGATATTATACTAAGATTCAAAATAAAGACAGATTCGGCCCTTGAGTTTGGTGTCGAAGAAGGGTACTCCACTACTGCACTGGCTTATTATTTTAAGAAGGTTATCGGTGTTGATACCTTTCGTCAGGACTGCTGGGATAACTCACTTGATAGGCCTTCGCAATACACCAGAGTTGTCGAACTTTTAAAAGACTATAAGAATATCACACTTATTGAAGATCATTTTGAGACGTTTATTCAGGGTCATAACGATAGATATGACTTGATTCATATAGATATACTTCATAGTTATCAGCCGACATATGACTGCGGAGAGTGGGCGGTGCGACATTCAGACTGTGTATTATTTCATGATACAGAAAGTTTTGAAAGCGTTAAACAAGCTGTCAACGACCTGGCTACTAAATACGGATTTACATTTTATAACTTTCCAGAAGATTATGGATTAGGCATACTTGTGAAATGATAGCAATAGTAATGACATATTTTAACCGGCAAGAGCAGTTAATCAAAACTCTTGAATCGTTTAAGAAATACGATCCTTCGGAGTTTATTGTTGTGATTGTTGATGACGGTAGTGCAGATGATATTAAATTACCCTTATTTAAGTTTGATATCACAGTTTTAAAAGTCGAAAACAAAACATGGATACAGGGTGATCCGGCATATAACATGGGATTTCATTATGCTTTATTAAGATGTGCAGATATTATAATAATTCAAAATGCCGAGTGTTACCACTTAGGAGACGTTTTAAGCTATGCTAAGCGAGTGGATGATAAAAGATACATCTCATTCGGTTGCTACTCACAGGGGCGTGGGGAAGCGATAGGGTCAGTAATTAATAACCGATGTGCATCGTTTGGAGGTGAAAGTGCATGGTATAACCATCCTATTCATAGACCGGTTGGATTTCACTTCTGTTCCGCGATTACCGGGAATAACTTAAAAAAATTAAATGGGTTTGATGAACGGTTCTCATTTGCATCAGGATCAGATGATAACTATTTATTACATCAGGTACGGTGTTTAGGTCTTGAGATTGAGATAACTGCTGATCCATTTGTTATTCATCAATGGCATGAACAGAACCAATTAAACAGCGTGGAATCTTATGAGATTAATAATAAAATATTCCTCGATTTAATTAAGGATAATAATTACAGAGCAAAACATCTATTAACTGTTGACTTATGAATGATTTATATCTCTGTACACACTATGGATTTGGTGATTATGTTATCTGTTACGGAATGATCCGGGAACTGGCAAAGAGATATAATAAAGTGATGTTGTTTGCTATTCCTCATCGTTCTCCTTTGCACGTTGATAATATTTGCAGGCTTTATAACAGTATTCCAAATGTATTTATTCTGACAGATAATCCATTAAGATATAAAGATGTTTTATACTTAGGATGGGATAAGTTCTTGGAACATATCAAAACAGATCAACAGACTTCATTCGCTAAATTCTTTTATGATCAGGTAGATATTCCGATTGATCTTCTCTGGGATAACTTCTATTTTAAGAGAAACACGAAGAAAGAGAAAGAGATATATTATGACAAATTAGGATTAAGAGAAGGAGAAGAATACATATTCTTACATGATGATCCGGTAAGAGGGTTTATAATAAACCATACTTTCAAAGATATCAAGATTATTCATCTGATAGAATTAGAGGATATAAGTATTTTAGATATTCTCTATGTAGTTGAAAAATCAAAGGAGGTACATGCGTTTACAACAGGACTGGTTCCGTTTATTGACCAGATGAATATTTATCATAACAGTTTAAATTTGCACAAATATATAAGGCCGATGCCTTATGATCAGCCGATATTGAGATTAAAGTGGAACATAATAAATTAATGATGCAAGATTTAGAATTAATAACATTAAGCGAATTGATCGATAAACTGACGGTAATCAATATCAAGCTATTTCATTTGCTGGATAAGACTGCCGAACTTGACAGGAAAGTAGAAAAAACAGCAGAAGAGATAGCGTTGATTGTTACATTGAGCGGTGAGAATATACGACTTGTTAAACAAAGAAGCAATCTAAAATCTGCAATAGATAAAAAACTAAACATAGCAATAAAGAATGGCGGTACTGATATTCTTGACGAAGTGAAAAATTATGATAGATGAGAAAATACGTTACATCTTACGGCACTAAAGGATATTACGAGAATCTTGACATACTTGGTAAGTCGGCTATTGAGATAGGTATGGCTGATGAGTTCGTTAAATATACTTATGATAATCTTAAAGATTCAAAATTCTTTATTGAAAATAAAGCGATAACATTAAGACCTATTGAAGGTGAAATAACATGGAGGGATAAAGCAAAATCAACTCACTACTGGACGTATAAGCCGTACATAATTTTAGAAATAATGAAGTGGTGTAATAATGGTGATATTGTTCTTTACCTGGATGCAGGGATGAAAGTTGTAAATAACCTCAATCCGTTATTTGAAGTTACTAAAATAAAGAGAAGTATGCTTTTTAGCGTGTCAAAAACACCGGAGACACTCCATTATCATTCTATGTACACGAAAAGAGACTGTTTTATTTTAATGGGGCTGGATGAACCTTATTACTGGAAGACAAGAATGATTAATGCTGCTATATCTATATGGATGAAAACGCCTGAGAATATAGCTTTCTTAAAAGAATGGCAGGCATATATGACGGATTCACGTATAGTGACAGACGATGAAAATGCTTGTGGTTATCCTAATCTATCGGATTTTAAATATCATCTATACGATCAATCAGTTCTTTCGTTACTATGTACAAAATATGGGAAGGAAATATACAGAGACCCATCTCAGTATAGTATTAATGAAAAGGAAGGCTTTCCAAATTCACCTTATGACCAGTTAGTTATCCAACATAATACCCATCTATATATATGAAAGTACTAATTTTAGGATCAGATGGTCAGATAGGAAGGCCATTAACAAACATTTTGAGATTGAACAATGAGGTAATAGAATTTGATAATCATTCAGATCAGCGTCAGGATTTACGAATACCAGATGTTTTAGATTCTATCCTCCCGGATGTCGACTTTGTATTCTTTTTAGCCTTTGATGTTGGTGGCTCTATTTATCTAAAAAAGAAACAGGACACCTATGACTTTATTTCCAATAATATCAAAATAATGAATAATACATTTGATAGCTTAAAGAGATTCAATACTCCGTTTATCTTTGCATCCAGCCAGATGTCAGGTATGGCTCATTCCAGCTATGGGATATTGAAACGTATTGGAGAAAAATATACCACTTCTTTAAACGGTAAAACTATTAAGTTATGGAATATATACGGGAAGGGATGGACTGGTGAAAAATCAAGTGTTATTATAAATTTTATTAAGATGGCTAAGGAAAATAATCATATTTATATGAGTACAACAGGGGAGGAGTCGAGACAGTTTTTGTACGTTGATGATTGTTGTAAATGTATGAATATAATAATGGATAGATTCAATGATATAAAAGAGAGACAGCTTGACGTATCAAATTTCAAATGGATAAAGATTAAAGAGATAGCTGAAATTGTCGCTTCTTATTTTAATAATTGTGATATATTCGCTAGTGAAGATACTGATGATATTCAACGCAGTTTTTTAGTTGAGCCGCGAACGGATATCTTAAAGTATTGGCATCCGGAGACGTCTATCGAAAATGGGATTAAACATTTATTAATATGATAGTACTTATAACGCCAACCGGATCACGAGCAGATCAGTTTAATCTTTGTACAATGTTCATGAAGAGACAGACCTACGAAGGTGATGTAACGTGGATAATAGTTGATGATGCTTATCCAAGCACAACAGATAATGTAGGTGAGGGATTTAAAGATAAATGGACAATAATAAAAATATATCCTACTCCTATATGGTCAGGACAGAATACACAATCGAGAAACATAGCAGCAGGGATAGACGCTTTATTGGCTAACTATAACGAGAAAGATATCGAAGCGGTGTTTATGATCGAGGATGATGATTATTATCGTGTTAATTATTTGGAAAGAATGATGGCACGGATCAGTTCTTTTAAAGTTCTCGGTGAGATGAATACGGTATATTATAATGTTTTTTACCGTAATTATTTCAGTAACAGAAATACATCGCACGTGAGTTTGTTTCAACTCGCTTTCAAACCTGAGATGATTCCACTTTTTAAGACCTGTTATAACGAGCGATTTATTGATTTTAAGTTTTTTGAAAAACTACATGCTCAGTTATTTGTTAATCGTGGTGAAGTTGGAATGTTTAATGAAAACAATTTAGCAATAGGGATAAAAGGAATGCCAGGACGTAAGGGAATTGGAGCCGGTCATGGTAATACAATGAATATGTTACCTGATCCTAATATGACTTATTTAATCTCACAAATACAAGACGATGCAAAACTCTATGAAAGATATCACGGGGATCGTGGTGTCACACAACACGCACTCTTTGCTCAAAGGCGCATATGAATCTGTTAGAAAGTTCCATCCCGACATGCCAATTATTATTATTGACGGATCTGATCATCAAGATCCCTGTCGGGAATATGTAAAGACATTGGCTTCGGATATTACTACTGTCGGACTGGCCGACTACAATATTGGTCACGGACGTGGAATGGATGAAGCGATAAGAATGTGTAAGACTCGTTTTGCTCTTATCTTCGATTCAGATATAGTGATGAAAAAAAGTCCTGTTCAGGAGATGCTCAATATGATGGAAGAAGATACCTATGGGGTTGGTTATGTTGAGAAGTCTGCTTACGATGGATTTGAATATGGAGCTAAATCTATACATAAGGATCAGCCGTTTATGTATATGCTTCATCCATTTTTCCATCTATTGCAAATTTCAGAGTATTATAAATTTAAGCCTTATGTTCATCATGGTGCTCCGGCTTATCAGGCTGCACTTGATATTCATCTAAAAGGATTGACAAGTAAGATAATAAAGGTATTTCCAGGCCTGGGTCACACGCACGGGAAAGGGTGGTGCTGGGACGCTGTACCGGGTGAACACATAATTCACGATACGGCAGGGACAAGAAAAGACAGGGTCCGAAGAGGTAAAAGTGAAATAGAAGGTACATGGAATTATGGTTAAAATAGCAGTTTTGGGTCTTGGAACCTCTCTCACTGATTTTAAGGCAGAAGACTTTGATATGTCTGTTGGGGTGAATGATATCTGGCGGGCAGTCAAAACAGAGGCTGTTGTTTGTCTTGACTACCGTAGAGCATTTACGGCAGAACGATGGAAGATTATTGAGACATGTACTCCGAAAGCATTCTATTCACAGATGGTAGAATATGATACTCATCCTAATTTTGTTAAGGTTAATCTTGCTCCCGGATACCCGGATGGAGGTTGTAATATAAATACCCAGTTTTTGCAGAAGTCATTTTGTAGTCCTTTCGTGGCTGTTCAGATAGCTTGGAAATACTACTTTGCTGATGAGATTCATCTCTTCGGGGTGGATATGGTCAATCATCCTAATCTTAACGGGGAAGTCTGTGCAAAGATTAAGGTTCATTTTCAACATTTAAAAAATGCCTTAAAAGAAAAGGACTGCCGCCTGGTAGTTCATGGCAACGGCATTCTTTCCGATTTGTTATAAAAAATAGTATAACAAGTTATTCACGGTTTCAATTTAATTTTACATAATAATTTATTGCCATGCAAGAAACATGTTGTGAAGCCTATAATGATTTAGGCACAATTCCAATGGAACAATGGCTATATGATGAAAATCATTTCCCTGTTGTCGATTCACAGATTTACTATTTCATTTTTGAATGCGGTGGATTATTCCCATGAGTACATTTTACTTTATAATATGGGCTATGGTTGAATTAGGAGATAATCTTGACGACACTCTTGCTCCTAATCAGATGTTGGATTTAGAAACTTGGTTATGGTAATGGAAGCAATTTTAAAAATATACGGTGATATAGGTGAAGAAGGTATTTCTTCAAACTTCGTTTCTGATTTCCTGGAGCAGAATAAGCTGGCAAATAACTTAGTAGTTAAGATCAATTCTCGTGGCGGAGATGTGCAGGAAGGATGGACAATTCACGATCTATTGGTTAATTCCGGGAAAAACATAAAGACTATCGGTGAAGGTAAAATTTATTCCATTGCTACAATTATATTTTTAGCCGGTACGGAACGTGAGATAATGAAAAATGCCGATGGACTTATCCACAACCCTTTTATCCCTGAATACACCCTGGCAGACAAATACGGATCTGAGGACCTTCTGAAAATTGCTGACGGACTGAAACAGGAAGAGGAAAAAATACTCGATTTTTATATCGAAAAGACTGGAGGCGATCCTGTAAAACTTGCTGAATACATGAAAGAAGATACAAAACTAAGTGCAGAGGATATGCTCACGCTCGGTTTTGCTACAAAGATTGTGGAACCTGTAAAGGCTTACGCATTATATAAACCAATAAATAATTTTAAGATGGAAGAAAAGGATGTGAAAACGTTCGGTGAGAAACTTGATGCGATCATAGCAAAGATTTCAGGGTTCTCCCGCCTGCCGGTAACGGATCAGACATTAGTCGATAAAGACGGCAAAGAGGTTAAACTTGAAAAAGAAGCCGGAGAACCTGCTATCGGTGATAAAGCATCACCGGATGGCGTATATGTTATGACCAGCGGAAAGACAGTTACTGTAACAGGTGGTGTTGTTACCGAGGTCGAGATGGAAGAAACAGAACTGGATAAGGCTAATGCAAAGATCGCTGAACTGGAGGCTAAGATAGCACTCGCAGAGACAGAGAAGGTTAATCTGGTATCTGCAGAAGCAGCTTTTAAAGTAAAAGAGTCAGAAGCAAAAGCACTTGTAGAAGAACTTTCAAGTCTGAAGAACTCATGGAAACCTGCAAGCCGGACTAACTTTAGTTCCGCTGATAAAGTGGGAGATATTGACCTCAATCAGGTACAGGAAATATTAACAAAAATCAAATCTAAAAAAGAATAATCATGCCAACTTTCACACCGTCCTGCGGACACAAAATCAATCTGGATAATCTTCACTTCACTGCTGATGAACTCAGAAGCCTGAATGAACTTATCGTAACTGCTGTTCTGGAGGCCCCGCCTCTGAACTCTTTTCACACCCTGGTAACAGGAATAAAGAACGACAAGCGTATCGGTATCATACCCGGAACCTTCGGTCTTATCCTGAAAGCCGCTCAGTCCTGCGACCCTGTTGCACAGTGTCATGAGGCTATCGCTGTTGAGAAAACATGGGAGCCTAAGTACCTGGAGTTTATCAACGATATGTGTATTGACGAAATCGAGAACTCTCTGATGCGTCTTTACATTGATTGTGCAAATCCTTACGATCTGACCAAGACTCAGATATTCTCATTCATTGCTAATATCTATGCTAAAGACCTTCCAAAAGAAGTGCTTCGTTACGCATGGTTCGGCAATACGGCAGCTACCAACGTTCCTTTAGGAGTACTGACTCCGGGCGTTGATCCTGCTTTCTTCAATGTTCTTAATGGTTTCTGGCAACAGATGGCTGTTATCTATGCAGCTAATCCGCTTCAGTTACAGGCATTCCCAGGTAATACACAGGCCACTTACGCACTTCAGCAGTCAGTAGCTACACCGCTTCTGAGTTATAATGCTGTAAATGCTCTTATTGATGCCGGTCCTTCGGAATTAGCACAGCAGCCAGACAGGGTGATACTTGTTACCCGTTCAGTATTTGACCGTCTTAGAAGGCAGTTACAGGCTCTTGGGACAGCATTTCAGGATTATAAACTGATGATCGATGGTCTTGAGTTTGCTACATGGGACGGAATAAGAATCGTTAGTATTCCTTTATGGGATCAGTTCATAAGAACTTATGAGAACAACGGCACGCGATGGAACGATCCTCACAGGGTTGTTTATACTACTGTTTCCAACCTGAACATCGGTATGGCTTGCACATCATTATTTGAAAACATAAATTCCTTCTATGATCCAAGAAGTCGTTATAATCGTATCGAGGCAGTTGATGCTTTCGATGCTAAGATAATTGACGACAGATTGTTAATGGTAGGAAGATAATACTTACAACCATGACAATAGGATGTAATCAAATAGTAGCCTGTATTCTCAAGAACTGTGAGAATCTGGTTCCCGGTATTAAGGATAAGGCATATCTTATCAATTACGATTGTATTGACAAGGATTTAAGTACGTTCGATGCTAATAATCCGCTGCTGCTTACTCAGTTGGTGTTAAAGACTCTTTCACCGCCCTGTTACGCTTTTTGTATTGAGGCGTATAACTTCTCAAACGAGCATAAGGTAACAATGGTGAAGAAGACTTATCAGAAGACATGGGATCATACGTTTGTATTCCGGCTTTTTGATAACACACCTGAAGATAAGCTCTGGATTGAGAATCTGAAAGACTCCCGGTTTGTTGTGATTATCGAGAACAACTATAACAAGCCTGATGCAGTTCTTGGAGCTGGCCGCACCGTTTATGAGGTACTTGGTTGGGACTTCGGTCTTGAGCTGAATGCTGCTGAACGTGATGCTAACTCCGACGAAATGCTTGGAGGCTGGTTACTTACAACCGGTACATCGGATAAGATGAAGGAATCATCTATACCACTGTCGTTCTTTGCCGGAGGTACGATTACGGCAACTAAGGCTGCACTGCACTCGTTGCTTGCACCTTGCTGCCCTGCTGGTACGGCTCATTAATAAGTGCGGTGTAAAAGCCGCACTCTTTTATGTTAATAGATGAAGTACAATCGTTTGCGAGGGACTTTATTAATTTTAAATCGTTTCGTACTTCGCAACGAAAGGCAAAGATCAGAGAAGCCTATAAGAATCTGACAGGTGAGAGCATAAGAGTTTCATGCAATACCTGTTATATTGAGGCTTTATTAATAATAGTTAATTCAAAACCTATGGCAACAAGAAATTACGAATTAAAAAAAGGAGTTTTACTTGAGGCGTTTGGTGACGCATCGAAGACCTGTACAAATGATACTATCACCGATGAGCTTGGTGACTGGTATATGGCTCATCAGCCTGAGAAGATAATATATTTTGAGCGTGTAAGAAGCGCTCCGGCACCTATCGTACAACCAAGAATAACAATCATACCACCTGCTAAAGTTGAGCCAGACATGGCAAAGGAGTTAATGGATCAGGTGTTAGAGCCAAAAAAGAAACAAGTTAAAGCCAAGAAATAATGAGAGTATCCGCTACAAAAACAGCCCAGAGAGTTGAGCGGAATGTCTATTTAACTTCTAAAAGAATAAAGGGATACGGCACAGGTAATGACTATCCTCAGAAAGTATTGGAGATAATAAATAGTTCCGGTACAGGACGAACCTGTATGGATATTTACGTTAAGTTTGTCGAGGGCGCGGGTTTTCAAGACCCGACATTGGCAGCCACGATCCTTAATTCCAATGGCGAACGTGCTAACTCCTTACACAGAAAAGCAGCAAAAGACTTAAAGAACTTTAACGGGTTTGCTGTTTGCGTGAAGTATAACGGTATGGGATTGCCTTACGAATACTTTAATGTTCCTTTTGAACACTGTCGTTTGGAGATTGAGGCAACAGGATCAAAGAATAGTTATACCGGACGTATAGCTCTTTACGATGACTGGACAAACCAGACCGGGAAGCTATTTGATATGCGCCAGGTTAAATTCGTTAATAAGTATAATCCTCAGAACGCCTTAAACGAGATGATCGCAGCAGGTGGGCCTGAAAACTACCTGGGACAGATAATGTACTTCACTGCTGATGGTGATTGGGAATATCCTATTTCTCCTTTCGATCCTGTAATTACTGATATGCTTACAGAGGAAAGTGTTTCAACTGTTAAACATAGAAACGCTAAGTTTAATTTCCTTCCTTCAGGTATCCTGGTAAGAAAAGGTATTAAACCTCGAACTTTGGATAATGGTGCCACTGACCCACATGACCCATATAACGAAGAACAGTTACAGAGTGCTGAGAATATAAAGAAGATGCAAGGCGATGAAAACGCCTCTAAAATATGGGTTGTTGACGTGGATGCTGATGAAGAGAAACCGGAGTTCATTGATTTCACTGCAAAGAACTACGATAGACAGTATGAGGTAACCGAGAAGACTGTTCAGGAAAATATCGGTAGGATGTTTATGATTCCACCTATTTTGAGGGGTGTGGATATCGGTGCCGGGTTTGGTGCCGATTTAATGACCAACGCATACCAGTTTATGAACTCTGCTACGGGAAACGAGAGAAGAATGCTTGAGGTTGCATTTCGTGATCTGCTGACTTATTATATCACACCGTTTCAGAACTTTACTATTGCGCCTTTAAGATATATTGAAACACAACTGCCATGATATCACTTGTTACAAAAGCGGATTTAGATCAGTATAAATGGATAGCAGATTCAGTTAAGAACTCTGCATCATGGCCGCAGTTTGTTTCCGATGCGCAGATGCTCGACGTGAAAGTCTGGCTTACTGATGCTTTGCTACTTGAGATTATAAACCAGGCTTCAACTTTGCCGACAACTATTTCAGCAGCAAACCAAACACTTTTAAACGGGGGAACTTATACCTATCAGTCAAGAACGTATTTTTTCCAGGGTTTAAAGGCTTGCGTGATATATTACGCTTTTGCCCGATTTACAAATAGAACACCGTATAATTATACAGCAGCCGGGATAGTAATTAAAGACTCTGACCTTTCGACCCCGGCAACAGATAAACAGGTTCAGAGATTAGAGACAGAAGCCAGGTTGACGGCTGAAGCTATTAAATGCGAGGTTCTGGCTTATCTTAACAGGAACTATGCTTTATATCCTTTATGGGCTGATCGTGGCTGTTGCAGCAGTTCTTGCACAGACGGAAGACCTTTTTTAGTAATTGGAGACTAATAAATTAAAGATATGCAAACACATGGATTAAGTAATATTATTGATGAAAAGTTGATTGATTTATCAACTGGTGACTTTACAGACGAGAACGGATTTTTTCTCCGTTCTGGTACTGATGCGATAGTTAAATATTGTCCGATGAACAGACCTCTGGATTCACAGGCTATCACGAAGACAATAACTGCTTCGCCTTATTTTGTTGATCCGGTATTGATGCGTAAGGTCTTCAGACTGGTCACTACACCGGATGCTTCGTTTTACGCTGGTTATGGTGTTTAGTCATGCCAATATTATACAATATAGAACCCGCTCGGATTGATCTTCAAGCAACTCAGGGAGATTCAATAAATATGAACTTTAGGGTCACTGCGGAAGTTCTTTCTACTGGTGTAAAAGTTTATGTACAACAATATAATATTCCAGCACTCGGTACTTTAATACACCTTGATTCTGTTCAAATGCAAGTAAGAAGCAAAGACAGTCTATTGTTAAAAGATTGGTATTCTGGTGTCACTCCTGCAAATATATTAATCAATCCACTTGCTAATGGGGACTTTGATTTGGTAGATTCTGATGGATTTCTTGAATCAGGATTTTTTGATTATGATGTTCAAGTCGATGACGGGACTGATATATTTACTATAATGTCAGGAACATTTTATGTTAAAAAACAGATTACGCCATGAGTATAAAAATAGGAATTGGAAGGGTAGCAATCGGTTTAGGCACTCCGGGGAGTGTTCCGATTTATGTCAGTTCAGCAATAGCAAATGCAACTCCTACAATATTGGAGATGACTTATGATTTAACTCTTGCAAATGTTGTACCTGCCACTTCCGCTTTTGCAGTACTGGTTAAGACAGTTGCAAGGACAGTCAATTCAGTTGCTATTGTTGCAGGTAAGGTTCAGTTAACTCTTGCCAGTGCAGTAACCTTTGGAGATACGGTTACAGTTGCTTATACTAAACCGGGGAGCGATCCATTA